GTCACGAAAGGCAATACTGAGCCTAGATTCAGTTTTAATGGAGTTATTAACAGACAGGAAGATGCTTTTAAATTATTAAATAAAGTAGCAGCAGTATTTAGAGGTGCTGTTTATTACAGTGAAGGAAAAATAAAATTAACCTGTGATAAACCAGCAGATCCAGTTTATTTATTCAACAGAAGTAATGTCACCGCAGAAGGATTTAGTTATGAAGGTACAGATGTAAAAACAAGATCAAACTGTGTAATCGTAAGATTTTTCAATAACATAAGTCAACAAATAGATTATGTACAACATCCTTTAGCCTCTAGTTTATCTACAGATCCGTTTGTAAAAAATTATGGTCTTACTAAAAGACAAGTAGATGCTTTTGGCTGTACATCTGCTGGACAAGCTTCACGTTTGGCAAGGTTTATTTATTATGCAGAAAACTTTTTAACAGAAACTTGTTCATTTGTTACTGCGAGTGATGCAGGAGTAATGTTAACCCCTGGTATGGTAATTTCTATATCAGATCCAGTTAGAAGTGGTACAAGGCTTGCTGGGCGTATTACAGCAGCGTCTACAAGTCAAATAACGGTAGATAGCATTACAGGTATTAGTTTTTCTTCTAATGACAAACTTTCTGTAATCTTACCTGATGGTACTTTGCAAGAAAAAGACGTGCAAAGTATATCAGGTAGTTCAATTAATATTGTTGGCAATTTTAGTATGAAAGTTGCTGATTCTACTGGAAAGGAACCACACGAAGAAAATTATGTGGAAACTTTTGCTAATGTAGCTCCTAATATAAACAGTGTTTGGCTATATGAAAAGACTACAGTTGAACCTACAACTTGGAGAGTTCTATCTATACAGCAAGGAGAGAATCTTGAGTATGCAGTAACAGCAATCACATATAACAGCAGTCTATACAATACTATTGAAGGTGGAACGGATGTCGAAGCCAAAGATATTACACAATTAGATGAAAAGGTAGATGCTCCATCTACTTTAACTGTTAATGAATCTCTATATAAACACGTTCCAAATAGTAATGATTTTGCCACTAACGATGCAAATATAAGAGTTCAATTAAGAATTTCATGGCCTAGCGTTGATGGTGCTGTCAAATATAAAGTTGTCTACACAGTAGGTACTAATCCAACCGCAAATTCAAGTTTTCCTATCTTAAATGATGAGACAGACGCGGAACTTCAAACAAACCCTACACAAGACAATCCTGTTGATGTAATAGTAAGACGAAATGAACTTGAATTAAGGAATGTAGATGCTGGCAGCATTTATGCTTTTGAAGTTCAGAGTATTAATGCAGCTGGTTTACTTTCAGCTAGTCCTACCACTGCTAGTCATATAGTAGTTGGCAAATCTACACCTCCTAGTGATGTTGCAAACCTTTCGGCAACTATAGATCCTAATGATGGTGTTGGTCTTAATTGGCTTCCTATAGTAGCTACAGCACCTAACTTTGCTGATTTAGATTTAGCTGGATATGAAATAAGAAAAGGAACAGTTTGGAATAATGGTACACACCCAGAAACAGGAAAACAAATTGAACAAACAGGAACTTATACACAATCAGGTACTACGATAACAGTTACTATTTCTGACCATGGATTTACAGCAAGTAATCAAATAACACTGAATTTTACTAGCGGTAAAGCAGTAAACAGTACTTTTTCAATAACTTCAGTAACAAATACAAATACTTTTGTTGTAACAGCGAGTAATGGTACTGATCCTTTAACTGGAAACACAATATCTTATTCTGGTAATGTAACTGCTATAAGAGAAAGCATAAGAGTACAGGCAACAAATTTACTTATACCGATTGAATTTATAAAAGCTTCTTCGACCTTTATGGTTAAAGCTTATGACACATCAGGTAATTTTTCTACAAATGCAGCATCTACAGCATTAACCGTAAATCCTCCATCTGCCATTGTAAATCCAGTGACGATTGCAGAAAATGGAATTATAAAAATAAGATGGGATGCACCAACAACACATACTTATAAAATAAAAAATTATAAAATTACATTTACTGATGTTGGTGACTCAATAAAAACAATATTTGTTGATAGCACAGAGTTTCAAACACCAGGAGCTTGGGTTGGTACTAATCGTGTATTTACAGTTAGAGCAGTGGATATTACAGGTAATGAAGGTACAAGCACTGACGTAACAGTAACAATTCCAGAACCATCTGCTCCAACTAATTTAACTCATAGTTTTACTACTGATTCTGTAGTTTTAAAATGGACTGAAGCAGCAAGTTCAGGAGCACTTCAACCACCTGTTATTGGATATAGAATTTATAGAAACAATAATTTTACTTCTAGCATTGCACAAATAAAAGGAACAGAATTTACTTTATTGGTCAACAGTACTAATTTTCCTAATGTTAATGGAACGGCACAAGCAAGTTATCAAGTAGCTGCTGTTTATGCAGATCCAGCTTTTCCTGTAGATGGCAAACCCACAGCAAATAAAGCAACAACAACCATATCAATAGGAGTAGCACCAGCACCTACAGCATCATTTAGTTTTGAACTAGATTTTGTAAAAATTACATGGAATGAAGTAAATGGAGATTTGCCAACGATTAGATACGGAATATTTACGCAAAATGGAGGAACTCAAATTGGTGTTGTAGATGGTAGAGAATTTATATTAAAATCAAACTTTGATGTAAAAGAACTACAGATAAAAGCCTTTAGTGCAGCTTATATTAAAGCAGCAGGTGATGTGTCATCTAGAGATTTATTTATAGGAGCAGGTAGTAGTTTTAATGTCACAAGAAGTAATTTAGGAACGCCTACTAATGGTTCTTTTGTTTTAGGTAATGAAGGTGGTTTAGGTTTTGTAACTACAAAATGGACAACTCCTACTGTAAATTCTGCAAATAACCTAGATTTTAAGGATTTTAAAATTATTAGGTCAAGCTCATCAACTTTTGCTGGTGTTACCACTGGGAATACAGAACTTTCAGTCATACAAGATACTGAATCATTTAAAGAAGAGGTTAGTTGGACTGTTACAGGTCAAAACGATAGTATTACAAAATACTATTATATTATTCCAAGAGATTTACTAAGTAATGAAGGAACAGCATTAAAAATAGAAGTAGAAATATTTAGACCATTAAAAGTACCTGATAGTGGTACTTGTGAGGTTATTGATAATAATGTTTTATTACGTTGGGGCGAACCAGCTGTTAATAGTACAAACCAATTAAAAATAGATCATTATGAGATAAAAAAACATACTGGCAGTGGTGCAGCAAGCCAGGTTTGGAGTACAGGTTCACCGATAGGAAAAGGTACTGGTAAAACAATAACCGACTCAAGATTCAGTGTAGTTTTTGAAACTGCTCCAGATACTTACACCTATCTTATAAAAGCTGTTGATACTGCTGGGAATGAATCTAAAGATACACCTATATTTTTTAAATCACTTGTAGTATCTCAACCACCTGATTTCGTTTTAAACGCTGACTATGACTCAGTTTTTAGCACCTCTGGTACGGGGCTTACATCGCCTCAGGAAGTTGATTCTGTAGCGTTTACTAATTGTCTTAAAGTTTTTGATGTCGCATTAAATAAAAATGTACTATATCTGCCAGTCTTAACTAATAGTAGTGGTGCTGGAACGCAAACATGGTCACAACATTTTATAGGTACAGGCTCTAGTTCAAGCCCACAATTTGCAAACATAACGGCAGTAATTAATGCTGGTTTTTCTGATTATTTAGAACCAGCACCTACAGGAGATTCTGGTAAAGGAGAATACCAAGAAGTATTTGATTATGGTACTAATTTAGCATCATCTAAAGTTTCAAGTCTTGCAACTTTTGCTAACCAAGGATCTGGAACTGTTAATCAATCACAAAGACTTGATCTTGTATCTGGTGGGTCGGGTGGAACTTTTAGTAATGGTACAGAATCAAATTCTAACGCTGCACAAAGATTTGGAGTAGGATTTCAAAGAGTTAGATATAAGACAAGAGCAATATCTGTTGCAGGTTCTTTGACAAAAATAACTAATTTAAATATAAAAATAGATGTAAAAATTAAAAATGATACAGGCACTGGAACGGCAAGTGCAAGTGATAGCGGTGGAACACAAGTTAACTTTAATGTAACTTTTGTTGATGTACAGGGAATTGCAGTGACACCAAATACAACTTCTGCTGTTATTGCGGTTGTTGATTTTCAAGACGTACCAAATCCTACCTCATTTAAAGTTTTGCTATACAATACGAGTGGAGTTAGAGTTAGTGGTAACTTCACATGGCAATGCAGAGGAACTTAAATGGCTAATTTTGCGAATCCTACAGTAGGAAGTAATTATACAGATTTTCCTGTTGAAATTAGAGCTAGTGTAGATGCAGCTTTACAGCAGTTGTCGGTTGGTAGCCATACAAATATTCCTACAGGGGCAATAAAATTTGATACAAGTGCTAACAGATGGAAAAAATATAATGGCAGTGCTTTCGTAGATTTAACAGATACTTATGTTTTAAATGCAGATTTGTTTGTAACTCAGCTTAACATGGGCGATGGGGCTGGGACTGGTAACAATGCAATAATGCTTGGGGCCTCAAATGATCTTCGCATATATCATGACTCAAATCACAGTTATATTCGAGATTTTAGTGGTACAGGTAATTTAAAAATAACAACAAATCAACTTGATATTGTAAATAATGGCAACTCTGAAATTATGGCTAAATTCATTCAAAATGGAAGTGTTGAGCTATATGAAAATAATGTAAAACGATTAGAAACAGACACTAACGGAGTACAGGTAACATCTAGAGTTGGTATTGGTCGCACAGCTTCAAGGGCACTTGACGTAGAAGGTAATGCATCGATTGGTGCTGCAAGTACAAATGATGCTGAATTAATTATTGGTCGTTCTGGCAGTGGTAATAGAAATGCTTATATTGATTGGGTTGGAGATAACACATATACAGATTATGGCTTTAGGGTAATAAGATTTGGTGGTGCTAACGCTATCTCCGATTTGAGTCATAGAGGCACAGGAAATTTTAGATTTGTCTGTGAAGAAGCAGCACAATTTCAATTTTTAACCAGTGCTAATACAAAAGCAGTTATTACATCAGCTGGTCGCTTGGGAATTGGATTAACAAACCCCGAAGTAGCTATTCATACAAGAGATGGGGGTAGTATTTATGCATTATTTGGTGGGAATCAAAATAGTGATGGTAGTTCTGCTGTACGACAATTAAAATTATTCACAACTGGTTTTAGGCCAGCAATACAAGCTTTACAAGCTAGTGGAGGTTCTTTTGCTGCTGTTGATTTACTGTTACAGCCTGACGGTAATAATGTCGGTATAGGTACTACTTCACCCGCAGGTAAATTACATATTTCATCTGGAACGTCAGGCGATTGCGAATTAATATTAGAAGCAGATACAGATAATAATGCAGAAGGTGACAACCCAAGAATAATATTTAAACAAGATGGTGGAAGCGAACAATCTGCTATTGGGACAGGCAACAACCAATTAGAAATATCAAACTCTGTTAGTTTTGGTGGTATTTCTTTTAAAACTGGAACAACAACTGGTTATACCAATGCTGTTGAAAGATTTAAAATTTTATCAGACGGTAATTTACAAGTACCTGATAATGGAAAGTTAGTATTCGGAGCTGGTTCAGATTTGCAACTATATCACAATGGATCTACAAGTTATATAACGGATAGTGGTACTGGTTCTTTAATTATAAATTCTATAGATGGAAGTATCCATTTAAGAACTAATAACACTGAAGAAGCTATTAAGTGTCTTGAAAATGGAGGCGTTCATCTTTATCATAATAACCTTGAGAAATTTACCACAACTAGTATTGGAGCTTCTCTAGAGGGAAACCTTAGTATGACAGCAGAATTAAATTTGATTGGGGGTTCAAACTCTTCAAGATATATTGATTCACAAACTGGTAATGGTGCTGCTCACGCTTTACATTTACGAAGTGTTGCTGATGGTGATGCTAGTCATCAAAATATGGCTAGATTTTTTGGTGGTGGAAAAGTAGAGCTATACCATGCAAATGTTAAAAAGTTTGAGACTACAAGTCAAGGAGCTTTGATCGAAACTCCTGGTTTTGCAACTTTTCATATAAAAAGTACAAATAATGATGCTGTTTTAGAGCTGACATCTAATAATGATGCCGATAAAGATTGGACAATACGAAATGATTATTCTGCCAATTACGATTTAGTTTTTAGATATAACAATACTCGTAAAATGGATCTTGATTCTGGTGGTAATCTTTCTATTGTTGGTGATTTACATTTAGACAATGGGGATCGAGTGGTATGGGGTACTTCTGATACTGCATTTATTCAAGGTGATGATAACAATTATTTGATATTTGGTGTAAATAATGAAAGGATGAGGATTCATAATGACGGTCAAATTACTATTGGTGCTACTACAATTTCAAGTGGTCTTGCAGCTGTAACATCTAATTTTGGTCAAAATGGCAGTGACAATATGATTGGGTTTATGACATATCAAAATGCTCATCCCAATGATACTTTCAATCAAGCTGCAATCGCAAGAAGTGTCTCTGGTGGAAATACAAGAGATTGTCATATTGGAACGTATAAAGTAGGCAGTAACAACCCAGCAGGGTATGTACTTATGAGTAAAAGAAATGGTGGAAACGGATATATATGGGTTGATAGTGGTACTAAACTTAGAATAGCTACTGGTGTAGGTAATATTGGAGCATCAGCTGGAACTGTTGTAGGTACACAAAGTTCAGATATAAGAATAAAAAACAACTTAGGTTCTGTTAGTTATGGTCTTGCAGAAATAAATAAAATTACACCTATAAAATTCACTTACAAAGATGATGATGAAAATAAGCAAGAAATAGGATTTTCTGCACAAGATGTTCAAACAGTCGTTCCAGAAGCAATTTATGACACTAAAGATAGTAGAGAAATTGATGGTACGACTATTAAAAATGTTTTAGCAATGGACTATACGTCTTTAATACCAGTTTTAGTAAATGCAATAAAAGAGTTGTCAACAGAAGTTAACACTCTTAAGTCAAAAATTGCATAGTATAATTGTAAAAGCTAAAATTTATATAAATTTAAAAATTAATGACAGATCCAGCAAAAGAAATTTCAACTCTTGAGGCAGAACTAAAAAAGACTCAAGACGCTTATTTATACGCAGAAAATCAAATGAAAAATGCGACCCAAACAATGGATAGCTGTAAAAATACAATCATTGCCATACAGGCAGCAATAGATACACATAAAAAATATATGCCAAAAGAAGAAATTAAGTCAGGTCAACCTGCCAGTTGGTCAGAAGCAGGGTAAAATAAAATAAAAGGATAATTATGGCTGATCCAACATACACTTACACTTGGGGTTTTCAAAACGATAAGTCACTTGAATATAAAAGTGGTGATCCAGATAAAGGATTAGTTACTACTGTTCACTGGAATTGCACTTGCAAATCTTCTGATAATTACACATCCTATATTTTTGGTTCGGAAAATTTTGAAAAAGGTAGTTCAATGGTAGCTTTTGAGGATTTAACAAAAGATACTGTTATTGGTTGGATCAAAACAAAACTTGGTTCTGATAGTGTTACAGCAAAAGAGGCTGCACTTAAAGCAGAAATCATAGAAAAAAGAACACCAACTATAGTAAGCGGACAACCAAGTAGTTGGGCTAGTTAAATGGCTATATCTCCTGGTACATATAATATGACCATTCAGAGGAGGTCAGATCATAGTGTAGATTTTCAGTTAAAAGATAGTAATTCTGCAAATGTAAATTTAACGGGTTATACAGTTTCTTCTCAGATTTGGGATAAAGCAAGAACTAATAAAGCTGCTGATGCCACAATTACAATAACAAATGTAACAGGGGGAGCTTTCTCTTGGAAAGTTACCGATACACAAACTGCGACATTTGATTTACCTAGTTATGAATATGATATTTTGCTAATAAATGGATCGGGCGATAAAGAATATTGGGTGGAAGGAACTATAACAATGGCAGAGGGATACACAGCATGACTTCTGTAAATGTAACGACTCAAAGTAATACTGTTACTGTTCAGCAGGGAGATGCAACTACAGTAACTATTGCCACGCAAGGACCACAAGGCCCTGCTGGTGCAGGAGCTTCAGACGTTGTAAATGACACTTCTCCACAGTTAGGTGGTGACTTAGAAAGTAATAGTTTTGATATAAAATTTGCTGATAATGATAAAGCGTTATTTGGTGCGGATTCAGATTTACAGATATTTCATGATTCAAATCATAGCTTCATTAAAGACAGTGGAACTGGACAATTAAAAATATTAACATCAACCACATCTATAAAAAATACTTCGGATAATCAAAGTTCTGCTATTTTTATTCCTGCATCATCTTGTACTTTTTTTCATTCTGGATCTAAAAAATTAGAGACAACCAGTTCAGGTGTGACGGTGACAGGCAATATAACCTCAACCGCTAATCTAAATTTACCAGATAGTTCATCAAGTTCTGTTGGCAGAATAATGTTGGGTGATGGAACTGATATGCAAATCTATCATAATTCTACAGACTCATATATTGATAACGAAACAGGTATTTTACGTATAAGAAATACAGGAAGTAATGGAAGTCAAATACAGTTATTAAGCAATAATGGTGGTATAAAATTACAGGGTACAACAGGAGAACAGTCAATAGTTTGTGCTTCAAATTCTGGTGTTGAGCTATACCACAATAATGTAAAGCGTTGTGAGACAAGTGCAGACGGAGTAAATTTACCTGACAACAGCAAACTACAACTAGGAGATTCGCAGGATTTACAAATATTTCATGACGGAACACAAAGCGTAATTAAAGATAATGGTACTGGACAGCTTCTTATAAGTGGTGAAAATACGATAGCGATTACAAGTGCTAACGGAACAGAAAGTTATGCAAGATTCCTTAAAAATGGGGCAGTAGAATTGTTCCACGATAATGTGAAGAAGGCGGAAACATCAGCAGATGGATTCGATGCAATAGGGGCTTTAAGAATACCTAATGACACAGGGAGAATAAAACTAGGAGCAAGTCAAGATTTTCAACTGTATCACGGGGGTACAAATTCGGTTATAAATAATAATACAGGTGATTTAAAAATATCACTAACAGCAACAGATACTATAAGACTTTATCAAAGCGATAAATCAGTCGGTTTATTTTTTAATGGATCGCAAAAAGCGGAGACAACCAGTTCGGGCCTGACGGTGACGGGAACAGTTACAGAAACATCTGATATTGCTTTTAAATCTGATGTAAAACCAATTACAAATACACTAAATAAACTACAACAGATAACAGGTTATAAATATAAATTAGACAATGCTTCAATAGATTCAATGGGAGTGATAGCACAAGACGTAGAAAAAGTATTTCCAGAGCTTGTCCATGGTGATGAAGGAAGTAAAACTTTACAATATAGTGGGCTTATTGGTGTGTTAGTAGAAGCTGTAAAAGATTTATCAGCCAAAGTAAAAGCCTTAGAATCTAATTAGTTTTGTCTGTCATCTGACGAGTCATAATCCCTAAAGTTATATATAAAGGAGCTAAAGCCATAATTCCTGTGAAGGTTATAATAGTGACAGGTACTAATGCTTTTGCAAATGCATCTCTCATGTTAAATAAAATCTCATCTGTTTTATCTATTTTATCCTTTATCATCAGCGTCACAACTATTGCTGCTGGATATGCAGGTTATCGTTACATAACAAGTCCACAGTTTGAAGCGATGATGATGGAAAAGGTTATGGAAAGTGTGGGTAAAATATTACCTAATCAAATAGATAAAAAACTACCAAAAGTAACAGGTCCAATGTTGCCTTTATGACAAAAATAGAACGCACACCTAGTCGTATAAGGACTCGTTTTATAGCTGTCTTGGCATTGATAACGTCAGGAATTACTTTTGGATCGGGGTTTATGGTGTTTTTATACATGAAAAGTCCAGCGTTTGAAAATCAATTACTTGGACAGGTAATGAAACATATGGATTGGATTATTGCTGATGAGTTTGAAAAGCAGATAAGAAAATTAAAACCTAGACCTGTTCCTGATCCTAACGATCCAAATAAATGGTTTTGGGATTATATAGAGCAAAGAAATAAAGAGTATATAGAATGGGAAACAAAAGGTAAGTGGGAGCAATGAACTGCTGGCACTGTAAAACTGAACTAATCTGGGGTGGAGATCATAGTTTAGATGGTGACGATCATCCATTAAGATCTGGAGAGTACAGCATGATAACTAATTTATCTTGTCCTAAATGTCATTCTTTTGTAGAAGTTTACCTTCCTAGAGATGCTTACGATTAATGATCTTTGGATTTTTTAAAAAACTAATAAAATATTATATCGATAAAATTGTGTCTTGGTTAAGAGTCAAAAAACTACAATTTGAACTAGACAATGAGATAAAAAAGTATCACGATAGTTTTGAAAAGAAACAAGAGCCTAAAATAAGAGAGGTTGGGAAATTTGGAGAAAATGGCTGGTCTATTTCTATTGGAGATATAGATGACGAAGATACCAAAAATTGAAATAAAAGAGGTTTACGTTCCAAAAATAAGAACATGGGAAGTACAACCACCGATACTAGATATTATTTATAAACCAGTTGTTGATATACCAGGATGTGTTGATGCCCATAGAAATAATCTTACAGGATTGATAAATAAAGATGAACTAGGCACATATCAAGCTTGTGGTACGTTTGATATTCCTAGTTTTGAACCGCTTGAATATAATCCTGCAAATTTTACATATACTGCACCTGCAAAACAAAAGGAACAGAAGCAACAACAACCTCCGCAACAAAAACCTCAGATAACACAAAAGAAAAAAGATGAAAAATTAGAAATCCCACCCTGTCCTAGTAAAAAAGAGCAAAGAATTGGAGATTTTCGTAACGATAAGAAGCTGGAACGTGTTATTGGTTATGAAAGAGGGCAAAATGGGATTGAATGTATCACTTTGTATGAAGACGTACCGTTCATCTCCCAATACATTCCAAGTTTTAAGCAGTTTACTGGGGTTTTTAGTCTTGCTTTGGTCGGCTGTTCTGCTCCGATCATTCTTAATTTAGTAAAACCAGTTGTTAAAAACGTAATAAAGAAACTGACAAAGAAAAAAGATAAGGTAGAATAGTTATCCGTAGATAAGTTTAATACCCGTGACTTGTCTACTCTAATTTATGGGTGTGCGGTAATACTTGATTTTTAACTGGTTTAACTATTACATCCTCACATAATTCGTAGTAAATACTTGATTTTGCATATTCTATTCCCTTAATTTTCAACTCTCCGCAATTTTTTAAACGTGCTAGTTCATAGTTCAATCTTTCTTTAGATAGTATTTGACTTTGTATTTTTTCTTGGGTAGTGGCTGCTTTTAAACATTGATTTTGAAATCTTTGATCTAATGGAAAAGTAAAAGTTAATGCTGCTCCTACATTCAATCCTAAAGAATCTTTGTTACCACTATAATTTTCTTGGTAATAAAGGATTTTACCAGGATTTATTAAGTTACCATCTTCATCAACACTTGGATCATACACTGGCGTATCGTATGTGTAGTCCTGTGGTCGCTTTTGATTATAAGAAGTAGTCACAAAGGGAGAAAATGACATTTGTGGACCTTGGCATCTAATACCGTTTCCGTAATGATTTTCTATAGTATTTCCCTGTAAAACCTGTGTTGCAAAATTAGAGACAGATCCACTTGCAGAAGCAGAGGGAGCCGCAGTGTTTGAGGTATTAGCAAACGCTGGACTCCCAAATAATAATCCTATTACTGCGAGAATATTGTAGTTGTATCTGTAACGCTTTGACTTTCTATTGTTCTGGTGACATCTACAATCGACTCGATCCCTGGAGGAGTATAAACTTCTAAAAATTGAAAGGCATCTCCAGGATTTGTTACTGACCAATTTGGTTTTTCTCCTAAATCTAAACCTGTCCATGTATATGTTGTACCGTTTATAGTTTCAGTAATAGTTGCATTTGGAGCAGAGATAGTCGATCCATCATGTTCAACACCTGATCCTGTAACTGAATATGTGTACCCAGAATTATAGTTTGATGTTCGTATAGTCTCTGTAATATTTGTTGTGGTTTCAGTTCTTGAAGTGGAGCTACCCTGAGTGAAGTTAGGAACCACAGGCACAGCGTAGACAGGGCTAGATATAAGAAAAACAAACGGAAGTGTCCTCCACATCAGTCAATGGTTAGGTCGGTAACAAACGATCCAGTAAGAGTAACCCCTGTACCAGTTCCAGGAGTTAGGGTAATTGTATGATTATCTAAACCAATATCTGCTGTGCCAACACTTGCTGCCTCAGTTGATGTGATATTTGAGAAGTTTGGTATTTCACCTACTGTAGCTGCTGCGGAAGGTGTAGCATCTCCTTCTATGTAGCTAGTAGTGTAGTTAAAAGCTTCACCTGCTGTCGTTTGTGCAACTGAATCTGGAAAAGTAATTGATGGTACGCCATCTGTTGCACCTCCAAACCCACCAATACTGTTTGCATCATCAGAATCTAAAGTAGTTACCCCACTACCTGAGATACTGTATGAACTTGAAACTTTCTCGGCAATACTTCCAGCCGATACTGCTTCAAGTTGTACTGAAGAAGAAATTGAATGACTGATGCCTCCAGCATAAGAAGCTGGAATACCAGCAACTAGCAAAAGTGGAAGAAATTTTTTCATTTAGTTGAAGGATCTTTACCTGATGTTACATTATTAGGCCGCTTCTTGCCATTACTGTTGTTTTTGACCTGTAATCCCATATTTTGCATTACTGATGCCAAAAGTCCAGCAGCAAAAGTTGTATCAATTTGTCTGGTTGAATTACCGAAATACGCAAAAGAAATTACTGATAAACTCCAAAAAAGTATAATCATTTGAACGAAATTTGAGATAATAGAAGGACCTTCTTTCTCTTCTTTTTCTTCTATTATTGGTTCGGTTTTTGGGTCTTTTGTTGTCATAATCCTAGTGATATACTATAAATATAAAGATTGAGGCCAAGATTTGCAATAAGCGTTAAGGTAGAGGTAGAGACAACAGACAAATGGTAAAAATTCTTAAACCTATACTTATGGTTTTTATTAAATCAAAGGCAATGAAAAGATTGATACTTGATTTACTGAAAGCGTTGGTTAAACAGACAGACAATACACTGGATGACCAAGCAGTAAGTTTTATTGAAGCTAGGATGTTTCCAGGATCTACCACAAATCTTCAATGACATGAAGGATAACGGGTTTATGAAAATGATATTTATGAAACTGCCTCCCGAAACAGAATTGGCAGTAGAAGTTAGATGTAGAGAAGTTATGGCCTGTAATGATACAGATAAATTAAAAGCCTTCTGCATAGACATGATGAAAAATCATGCAAAGAGTGAAGTTGTACTATCTAACGCAATGATGCGTGTTATAGAACTTGAAGCTCATGTAGCTGTTCTACAAACAAAACCGATTAAAAATAAATTATTTTACAAGTTTCGTTTATTTTTAGAAAAAGTAAAACTTATAAGACAGATAAGACAGCACCAAAAAAATCACTCGCAACGAGCGTAGGCTGCCTGTTGTTTGGAAACTATTATTTCAGGATACTGGATCGTTTCCCACCTGTGTCCACATTCATAACATTCTCTTCTACGAATGGTTATAAATTTAGAATTTCTTTCAGAACGGACAACCTTCTGATCGCTGTACATCTTACAGCCAGGGCACTCGACCCATGTTATTCTTTTCATTTTTACTTGTTGTAAATTGTTTTTAAATAGTCGGTTTCAATAGCATTTCTTTGCTCTACATACTCTTTGTTTGACATATTTTCAAACAGGTATCTATCAGACAAATCAGCTAGTGCTTGATAATACTGTTTTTCCGTCATTGGCACAGTTTTTAATCTTTCTGCTTTCTTCCGTCAATTCGTCTTTGTACAGATTCTCTCCACATTAACTCGTCTTTGGCTTCAGCAATTTTATATTCTGAGCTAGTAAATTCACGTTGTAATGCCTCATACGCTACTTTTCTAACCCATGCAGTACCACGCATACCCTCTTTA